TTCGTTTTCTCTAACTGAGATGGTGGCTGATGGTTTGTGTTCGCACCAATGATCTTGATACATTTTCCAAATTTCTAAATGCTCTATGGCTGATAGATCTATTCTTGTTAAAGATTTATTTGGAGACTTAATAGGAAAGTAAAACACTAAGGTATGTTCAGGCTTAGTAATATCATCTTCATGGTACACTCCTTGATCAACCATAAGCTGTGCAATAGGATCTTTCTTATCAGCACGAACAGTTCTTAAATAGTATTCGCTGTGTCTTGTATGTATTCCACTAGCACTATCAACCAACTGACTCACAGTACCGCTAGGTTTAACACATGTAATAGCAACTGATTGTTTGATTCCTAGTTTATTTGACCATTCTTTATTCTTAACGACAGATACATTTTTAAAGTTTTGTAATCTTTTTGGTAAGTTATCTCCTTCATACATTTTTTTATTATCCATAATTCCTGTAAGAGAAACACCAAGAAGTGCTTCTTCTTCTGTGTTATCTTTCCAAGCTTTTGTCAAATATCTAAAGTTAGTTAAAGTTGCTTGGAACGTACCAAGAATAGTAGCCAATTCTACTTTTCTTTCTAAACTTTTCCAAGTATCGTCAGGTCTTACAACAACCTCTGTTAGGTTACAGAACTGCTTGTTGCGTAGTATAATTTCACTGCAAGGATTACAACCAAAGTCTTTGTAATCTTCTCGTCTTCCATTCTTAGCGGCCTGTTCTTCAGCAGCTTGACGATTAAAGATACCACGTTCACCGCTTTTAGATTCATATAGTGATGCCCATTCTTTAATGAATGGACCCATTTCTACTGAGTCTGTATAAGCTACTGAGTTATTAGATAATGCCCGGTGCTGACTGTGTTCCCACCATTGTCCTGACTTAGCATTACGCATACGCTCATCTGAGAGGTTGCTGAGTGAGATTAAAGCGCTACGTCTAACACCACCCACCACAACAACTTCTGCAATCTTACACATCAGATCATGGCAGTCAATCGATACTAGTTTTCTCTGTCCTTTAGTAATAGCATCCTTAAATATATTAATTGTAAATTGTATGAGATCATCTAAAGGTGCTGGACCGCTGGCACGACCACCAAAAGTTTTAAGTCTAGCGCCTTGTGGTCTGATACCACTTAGATCCCATTGAGGTATTTGTCCTGCATAGAGTAATGACATCAGTTCTTTGTATGCTTTAGCCCATCCAATTTTTGAGTCAGCAACTTTGATGATAGTATCTGTTTGATGTAGTTCTTCAGGAAGATCAGGAAGTTTATTTATGTATTGTCGCTCAACACTAAATCCAACACCTGTACCACACATAAGTATGTAAAGTGTTTCATCAAAAGCTCTAGGTGTATCTACTGCTACATAACTACAGTTAAATCCTGCTACGTTGTCTCGTTCTAAAGCTGTACCTGCTGACATTAAAGCTCTCATGCTCGGCATAATTTCTAAGTTAAGTACGGCTTCTTCAAGTGTAGGCCTAATATTACTTATATCTGTTTTATTGTTCTTCTTTAAATGCTCTTGCATAAAGTCAAAGTATCTTGCGACTGTCTCTTGCCAAGTCTCTCGTCTTCCTGTATCTTCGTTCCATCTAGCATATCTGCTAAGATGTATGAACTCTTGATAGGTTGTAGGTAAATTAACCTGTTTCATTTGTACTACGCTCCTTATTTAATAGTATTTGTTTTAGTTTGTTTTCGTACCAAGTAGCTTTATCTAAGTCTTGTATTCCATTTTTATATCTAAATCTCCATCGATATTTTAATGAGTTTCCTCTTAGATAACCTACAAATTCTTCGTGTGTTAGCATGGCTTCAATAGCTTCAATGCATTCTATATTACCATTGTTGTAATGTACTGGATGATTAACTAAATCTTCATCCATTATCTTATGTGCTTGTTCCATTAGTTCTTCCATTAGTCTTTCTCCTCTTCTTTCCAATTATCAGGTAAACTTTCTGCGCTGTACCATCTGAATCCATTCTTTGATGCCCATTCAGCGTGGCTTCTTTTTGTACCATCTCTTCTTCTTTTTGCTCCGGGCATGGGTGCTGATGGATTAGAAAATAAGAATACTAATTCACATTCTTCAGGCAATACTTCTTTAATCCATTTGTATTTAGTATACTCAGCATAATCCCAAAACCTTCCTTTAGCTTCTAAGTATATAACTTTACCTTCTAAGATACGAATAAAATCAGGATGATATTTATGTGGGATTGAATATTCTATGATGCCATTATGGTGTTCCCAATGTTGGAGTTCTTCTTGGTGTAGATCATACTCCCATTTAGAATCATATCCTTTGGGTAATCCTTTTTCTATTGGTCTTTTCTTTCTTGGTTTTCTTTTCATGTTAGTGTACTGTCTCGTCAGCAGGCATGTCCATACCTAGTTCTCTTAGGTTTATTTCTGTTTCTAATAGGCCTATAAGTTTCTCTAATAGTATCGTGTCTATTTCCTGAAGCTCTGTACCAGAAAAAAGAACACCGCCTATTGCAATAATTAATTCATCTAAAGGAATAGCATTAACATCTATCTCTAAAGTATCTTGAGGGTTATCATTTGTCATGTTCATAAATCGTATATATTATTTTCTACTATCGTTCTTTGTTCTTGTTCTAAATCTTTTTGAAGTTGTTGAAAAGTTAAATCAGGGTTTCTTTTAACTCTCTTGTAAATCCATTTAAGAGAATAAGCACTAAGTAAAAACTTTCTGTTTGTATAGATGTGTGTTTGATCAGAAAGATAAGACTTAATATTGTTAACAGTAATTTCTTTTTTATCTTCTTCGTTGGGTACAATAGAGTGTAACCAATCAACTAATATTTCTTTACCTTTTTTACGTAGTCTCTTAGACTTTTTTCCATTCATCTGTAACCTCTGTAACTCTTGGTAGTTTTACAACGTGTGTCAAGTATTCTAATTTCTTAGAGTATCTAAACACTCTCAAACCTTTGCCTTCATTGGCATCTGAGTGACAAACAAACTTATGTCTGCACCAAGTACAACCTCTAGCAATTTTCATGTTGCCAGCTTTACCATCAGGTACTGGATTATAACACAATTCAGGCGGTGTGTCTTTCTTTATTTGAGCTTTAAGTGTTTTAATTCTTTGTTTGATGTTAGGCTTGTCTAAATCTTGTGGTCTAAACAAAGCAAGTTCTCCGTTCTCTTTGTTAAGAGTTAAGAATCCACCATGCTGTGTACCTTCTGCTTCTTCGTAGCCTGCTATCTGTGCCATATAACCAAACGGATCATCGTCAGGTAGTGTGCCGTCTTTGAATTTCTTAAAGGCAAAACCTGAAGCTGTCTTAATATCTACAACTTCACCATCAATTTTACAATCCATGTGTCCTTTGATACCAGATACTTTAATTTCTTTTTGTTCGTCAGTTACTTCGTGGCCTGCTAGTCTAGCTAAAAACAAAACAACTTCTTCCAAAATATGACCATATAAAAACTTAATCTGTGTTGCAGCAGAGAAAGAATTTTTTTGATCTGTAGCTTTCATATCGTACCAAAGCTGACGACTAGGTTTACCTACGTTTGACATTCTCAGGGTAGGTTTATTAACAGGATGTTCTCCAGACCAATGCAATAAAGCATTCTTCATTGCTTCACCAAAAGCTGTTGCAGTTTCTTCTGAAACATCTAATGACTTTCCTTCTGTAAGGGTGTCAAGTTTGTCGTATATATCTTGTACGAGTGTGTCTAATGTTTTCTTTTTCTTAGCCATATTTTATGCCTTTTTCTTTATATAATTTTTTATAGAATGTAGCAACCTTTTGTATTTGATCAGGTGTTGCTTGGTTCTTAATTGAGTTTGCCATAAGAGATACAATAATAACATTGTCTTTAGTATATCCTTTATCAGGAACAATTCTATCTAACGAAGGAGAATTTTTCCAATTGTTTTTATTTTTTCCTTTTCCCCATTTTTTATCATGTTTATTCAATTCAAATTTAATTCCTAATATTGGACAACTATCTGTTATAATATCACGAAGGTCTTGTGTAGTCAAATCAAAAGGTATTTTATTTTGTTTTGCTCTATCTCTAGCACCACTTCTCATATCATAAAGGTGTTGAGCATCCCCAACTTTTTTATTTTTTCTCCTTTTTTTCATCTTTTTTACCATATATTTTACAGAACATTTACTGCACTTATATATTTTATTATTATAATCTGATATATAACAATTACCTTCTGAAGAACCCACCTCTTTTATCTTAAGAGGAACAGAACAAACAGTACAAATTTTTTGTTCGTTTCCGTAATTTATTTGTCTTTTCTTAATGTGTTTCACTCCAGTCAACTCCTATCTTATATTCACCATCCAAAGGACAGTTCATGTTAAAATAATTACCTGCATCTTTAAGTGCTTGTACTGCAATCTTTCCAAACTCTTCTGCATGTTCGTTCTTTACTTCCACTTGCCATTCATCATGTATGTTGGCAACAAACTTATAATCTAAACCTTCATCTTTGGCATTCATATCCAATAGAATCAATGCCTTCTTCATTACGATTGAGCCACCGCCTTGAAGTAAACTGTTCAAAGATGCGTGTGCATTTCTAATATATATCTTACGACCATCTAATCCTTTGATGAAGCCTTTCGCTGCAGTTCTCGTAACCTTCTCTCTAAGTCGCTTAAATGAAGGTTGATTAGCAAAGAAGCGTTCCTTAAGTCTTGCTCCATCTTTTTTGCTTCCTCCAACCACTTGTCCAATTTTTGCATCTCCTGCTCCGTACAAGAGTGCATAGATGAAAGTCTTTGCCTGATCTCTTGATTGAAGTCCTGCAGTTCTTTGATTCCTCGTGTGGATATCTCCGTTAATAATTTCATTTGTAAAT